AATAGAGAAATTAAGGACCTTGTTGCTGCATTAGGTTGTGGTGTTCAAGAGAATTATAATGAATATAACCTTAGATTTGGTAAAGTAATTATTCTTGCTGACTCCGATGTTGACGGTTCTCATATTCAGTGTCTTGTTCTTTCATTCTTCGTCAACTATATGCCAGATTTGATTAAGAATGGTCACTTGTATATTATTGATGCACCGTTGTTCATTGCATCTTCTGCGAAAAATAAAGTTTACGGAATGACAAGAGCAGAAGTTGATTCTAAGATGAAGAAACTTGGTAGTAAAGATTATACATTATTACGTATGAAGGGATGGGGAGAAACAAATCCAGAACAGTTGAACGAACTTTGCCTCAATCCAGAATCCAGACATCTTATGCAATTAAAATGGACTGATAATCTTCCAGAAGTTATTAATAAGATTATGGGTGCAGAATCTACGTTTAGAAAGGAATTATTAGGTATTAATTAATATGAAGACTATTGAAGCAAAAGAATTAAATGCTACAGAATTAACTTCTAAAAACATGTATGAATACGGTATTTCTGTTATTGAAGACAGAGCAATTCCAGATTACCGTGATGGTTTGAAACCAGTTCAAAGAAGACTTCTCAGAACTGCTGATGACCTTCATGCATATGCAAATACCAAAACAATTAAGTCTGCCAGAATTACTGGTGACTGTATGGGCAGATATTCGCCACATGCTGACTCCTATGGTGCATTGGTTACAATGGTTAATACAGAATATGCTCCTATTTTTGGTCAAGGAAACTGGGGTGACTTAAGAAACGACGCAGCTAGTTCAAGATATACAGAAGCAAAGATTTCCAATGTCGGTATGAAAATGCTTGAATGTATGGATGTTGCTGATTTTGTTCCGAACTATACTGGTGAATTTAAGGAACCAGTTATTATTCCAACAAGATTCCCATATTTCTTTGTAAACTCTTGTTCTGGTATTGCTGTTGGTATTAGCTGTAATATCCCATCACATAATCTTGAAGAAGTGGTTAACGCTCTTAAAGCATTGGTTAAGAAAGGTAAAGATGCAACAATCAAGGATATTGTAAAATATATTAAAGGTCCTGATTATTGCTATGGTGGTAAGATTATTTCTACTCCTGAAGAAATCAAAGCACTTTATGAAAATGGTGAAGGTTCTATCAGATATGAATGTGAGTATACAATTCAGAAAGACAAACGTAACTGGTTATTAACAATTACTGGTTATTGTCCTGGATTCAGTCCTGATACATTCATTAAGAAAATGATGGAACTGATTGATGACGGTGTTGTTCTTTATGTCAATGACTCTGCAACAAAAGACCAGACATGTAAACTTGAAGTAATGTTTAAGAATGAAGAAGATTTTGAATCCAAGATTCATAAACATTTAATTAAATCTCAGTCTTATAGATATTATGCAGTTGAAAGAACAAAGTCTACTTCTGAAGAAAAAGATATTGATACAAAGATTATTTCTACGAATGTCCTCGAACTCATGCAAAAATGGTTAGATTGGCGAAGAGAAGTCGAAACAAAGATGTGTATTGCAGAAAAAACGGTATATGAAAATAAATGCTGGAATGCATATCTCAGACTGCTTGCCTCTAAACATATCAATATTATCATGGATGCATTGAAATCAAAGAGTCCAGTAGATTATATTGCAGAAAATATGCCGCAAATCAAAGGAACAAAGCGAGCTATTGAAGCAGCAAAATATATCTGTGATTTAAAAATTATAGCAATTCAGCAAATTGATCAAGATAAGATGAATAAAGACATTAACGATTATCGTAAACATATTGCTGACCTTGATGCAGACATTAACGATATTGACAAGGTTGTTTTAAGAGAACTAGATAAATTAAAAGTTTTCTATAAACCAAGAATGTTAAAGTTCGAATAAAAAGAAAACCAGGATTAACTCCTGGTTTTTTAATTTTACGACATCCAGAATTCTCCTGGAGGAGATTCGAGTCTGATATTTTCAAGACAATAATCGTATTCTTCTTTATAGCTGGAATACAAAGAATCAGCATTCAATGTACCGCCACCAGCAATAGTTAAGGAGTATTTTCTCAAAGAGTTAGTCCAAACCATGCCTGCTCTTGCTACGACCATTTTTCTGAACATAATATCATTAAATATCTTTCTTGAAGTCTGTTTCTTATAAACTTCCATGATACCGCGAACTGGTTTTCTTGGTGTTGGCCAAATTGCAAGTTCTTTTTCAGCTTCATTGAATCTAATCTGATAAGATTCACCGAAATCTAACTTAGCCTGTTCGAGCCACATTAAAGAAGCATTCCAGTTTCCAAGCATATCGCCATAACCTGCACTGTTACCATAACAAGAACCACGAAAAATAGAAGAACTATTCATACTCATAACAGAATCATATAAAGCATTATGAGGTAAAGTAAACAATTCGTTAATATCACCTAACCAGTTACTTGTCTGGAAATCAACGATTGTATCAAGTTCTTGACAAATCTTATAATGTGTCTTTCCTGGTTGTAATTCCATGATTAAATAATCACGATAATTACCACGTCTGAAATAATATCTCTGAATATATCTGATAGTATCGCCAATAATATAGTTCAACTGTTCATCAGAAATTTCGATACAAATAACAGGACTTCCTAACATCAACTTAATATAGTTTCTCAACTGTGCAATATTCTGAATCATTGTGCCTTCAAGAACCGGATCACAATTATTCTGTGGATGTTGCGGATAATGAGGAGTTGGACGAGTCCAAGGTCCTGGTCCTACTGGAGGGTCAGGAAATGGATGTGGATGAGGATGTGGTCCTGGCTCAGGTCCTGGTCCAGGTTCTGGTCCTGGAGGTATAGGTCCTGGCGGAATTGGTTTCAAGCGAGATCTTCCACCTGGATGCGGAACAAACGGTTGCATCGGGTCATGATCAAGCATTGGATTATCTTCTATTTGAATGTTATCAGCCATATATTATTTATACCCCGAAAATCTCTCTTAATCTTGTAAACTCTGAATATTCTATAATTGTAGAAATCTGTTCTACGGTTCCAACAAATGTCAAATAACTTGGCGGAACATTTTGTGTGATATATCTTGCTGGTAAGAATTCTCCATATTCATTATCAAAATGGGTTTTTAATCCTCCTGGTAATTGTGCAAGATATACATAATTACCATAGTGTCTTGCGTCGATTTCGTCAAATAATGTTTTAATGCTTTTTGCAAGAATTTTACCTATATCTTCAGAACCTTTCTTTGCACTACAAATATCTTCAAGCTTCCAAAGATATACTCTCTTGTTTGGATAAATAATTCCATGTTTCATTGTATTGGTTTTATCCAATTCATCATCTGTAGAAGCAAGTGCTTTTAATCCCTTATTCAAAATTATGGACGGTTTTACAGAAGTTATATGTAAATACAAACCATTAAGTGCTTTATCTTCATCGTCATAATAACCATTGTCCATATTGTTTAATTTCAAAATATGGATATAATCATCTTTGACTTTTGACATATACCAGCCATATTTGTTTAGAATCTTATCAAATTCTGACATTTTTATATTCTTTGATTCTAGTGCTTTGACGACTGTTTCCTTATCAAGAATCAGGTCAGATGGAGCATTATTTTTAGGTAAATCTTCTGCGTCTACATTGTAATAATCAACAATAATATCATCATTGTTGTATAGCACATCGAGCAATTTATAGCCAGGAATATTATTTTCCAAAAATTCATTAAGATTCATATACATTATTTATAAATAGCATGTGAAATTATATATTTGTCATTATCCTGGTTGTCAATATACAACGACCAGTCGAAATAAAATCGAATTCCATCATATTATTCCAAGAGAACTTTGGCCAAGGCTTAATCAGAATGTAACTTTGACATTCTGTCCTACTCATCATAGGTTAATTTATCACCCAGAATGTAAGTCTGGACCGCATAGTATAAAAGCAGATGATAGTTTAATAATTGATGGAATTTACAGAACCACTAAAGGTTATTCTGTAATTTTTCATGATATTTACGGACATGAAATTTCCAATGATTTCGATAAATAGAATTTACAAATAAAAATTCAGTCACCTGGGTTTACAATCAGATGACTTTTTTCTATATTGTAAATAAACATTTAACGATAAATGGAGATAAAACATGAATAAGAATCAAATTACAGAAAATTCGTATGTTATGAATACCAAGACTGGTAAGGCATACAAGGTCACAACAAGCACAGTTCAGTCACGTAACCGTAGGGAACTGGTTGGAACTGGTATCAGAAATCCGGAAATTACCCAGGTTGCTGAATCCCATCTTCATCCAATTTCTTTCCCTGCAGCAGTTATCTGTAGTGAAGCTGAACGTATTATCCGTTGGAAGGAAAAGCAGACACCATTTGAAAAGCAAGTAATGGTCATGTACCGTGCACTCCGTAATTCTATTGTAGATTAATATGGAGTGTTTTTTCATTAATAATATCGATGTTCCGTATAACGATAGAAAACGTAAAGCTGAGTTATACGATAGATTTATTGATGAATATTTCTTACCAGCTGATATGGTATGTATTGCTGGCGGTATATCGGAATTTTTGGATATTGAAATTACATTTTTAATTAGATTAGCTCAACGATATCCAAATGTTTATTATGTATATGGTGGTAGTGATTTAAAATCCGATATACCGCTAGATTTTAAATTCGAAAGAATTTCCAAAGGTTTTGGTGCTTTACAAAAAAATAAATGCATCCCCAAGAGATTAGATGGTCACGTCTTTAATGTAGAAGATATTACTCTTGCAGGATTTATGGGTTTTGACATGCGGGAAGATATTTCCCAATGGAACTGGTGGACAGACTCTAAAGACGAATATATGTCCTTTGAAAAAGAGCGTTACGAAAAGATTATAAATAAATCACCAGTTGTCGATGTTATGATTTCTTATTACAACCCGACCAGTATGGATATTATAAATAATTCAAAAATATGGCACTATGGTTGCGGTAATACTCAAGAAATTCAAGAATCCGACGGTAGGCTATTGATTACGAATAGCTGTCATGTTAAAAATTCAAAATATTCAAAACACGACTTTTTGTTTAAACTATAATTAGAGGTAATAATGAAGGTTACAGACTTCAATATTCTTATTGAAAATGAAGAATCTATTGATAAACTTGCTATTGGTGGACTTACTCTTGCAAAAAATTTCACAATTCCTATGGCTTATGGACGTGTAGTTCAGGTTGGACCAGGCCGTTTTAATAAAATTCATTCCAAGCAGATACCCCCAGAGATTGCAGTTGGCGACTTAGTTGTTTACAATCCTGGTATCGCAAAGACTATCCAACTCAATGTTAAGGGTGCAGATGGTAAAATTTCTAAGCGAACAGTATTTAAAGTTGAAGCAAAAGAATGTATATTAGTACTTAACGAAGTCGATGGTAAGATTTGTGGCATTAAGTCTGTCAAGGAAAACTACGTCTTAATTAAGCGTGATAAGACAGATAAAGTTACTCTCGGCGGAATTCACATTGTTGAATTAAATAGAACAATCAATAACATTACTGGTACTGTTGTTATGACTGGTCCGGGAAAATATGATTCCCAGAAGGATCAGCGTCAGGGTTGTTTTGCCCAACCAGGTGACAAGGTTGCATTTATTGAAATGCAAGCCATTAAGCTTACAATTCCAATGACAAATGAAAAGGGTGATATTGTTAAGGAAACATTCTATGATGTTCCCGATTCTGCACTCGACGTTTTAATTAGCACTGATAAAGAAGGAAATATGACTGCATTAAAGAAAATTAAGGAAAAGCACATCTTAGTCCAACGTGATACTGGAATTAAGCAGACCGCAACTGGTATTTATCTTCCAGATGAAGATAAGGAAGGTCATTTGGTCGAAGCAAAGGTTATTTATCTCGGCGATAACTTGACCTCTGGTGTTAAGGTTGGTGATAGAATCATCTATATCGACGCAAAGGACAATAACAAGAAGTTTAAATTGCCTATTGCAGGTGCAGATGGAAAGATTACAAATGAAGAATGTTTCATTCTTCCAGAATCTGAAATCGAGGTAATTTTAGATGAAAATGAATCGTTCTAATATCATTATTATTGCAATCAGCGTTTTGGTCTACAGTGTCATTCTCGCCACATTCGGCGTTTTTGGCCAGACAGTCCAAAACGGATTGTTTTATTTTTTCAAAAACATTTTACCTATAATTGGAATTGTAGTTGGTTATGGTTTAACAATATTTGTTCCAATCCGTGTTTTCCAGGCAATGGAAAGAAATAAGCAGATTAAAGCAGATATTGAAAATGATAAGAAATTACAAGACCATGCATTAAAAAGCAAAGAACTAGAAAATAACATCTTAAACGTATTAAATAAAGAGGACACACTATATGATTAATGGACAAACTCTTGAACAAGAAGTAAACGAACCTAAGCATTACAGATCTCATGAATCAGGTATTGAAGCAATCGAAGTAACTCGTTGGTTGCAATTTGACCTCGGAAACTGTTGGAAATATTGCATGCGCTATCGTGATAAGGGAACTCCTAAGAAAGACATTAAGAAAGCTCTCTGGTATATTAACGATTTCCATAAGTATTTCATTGATTATAATAACGACTCAACTTTTATTCATAAAGTCCCTGAAGATGTTATTGAAAAGATGTGCAAAATTATCGAAGCAGAACCTAATAAGGTTATTAAGCAAATGCTCGACATGGTTTTGCAGATTGTCACACAGAATGGTATTCTGAAGCCAACTGATTATGAATTCGCTGTTCATGAATTAGAACAGTTTGCAGAAACACTTGAAGGATAAGGAATACAATTATGATGAAGATAACTAAAGTTAAGGTTTATCCTTACAAAAACAAAAGTAGAACAGGAGCAGTCGGTGTTGGACTTGTAGTTCTTGAACATCAATTACTCTTGTCTGGTCTCGAATTATATGAACGCAATGAAAAGCGTTTTGTTAAGTTCCCTAAGAATGAATTTAATAAGCATGACTTGTGTTATTGTCAACCTACATCTCAAGCGTTCAATAGTTTAATTACTAATGCATTGTTTAAAGCATATGATGAAATTGCAAAGACACCTCAAACAGTAGATCCAAATGATCCATTAAATAATTTTGATACATATCTTAAAGAATCTGTTGCTGAAATGTATCATGGTTTCCAAAATCATGCATTAAGAATGGCAGCTAATAATATGGATATTTGTGCTCAAGCTGTAGGTGAAAGCACAGAAGTTTCCGATAAAGTTACTTCTATGGATCTTAATCCGGAACTTAGCAAAAAATTCTATGCTGAACAAATGAAAAAAGATGGATTAGCAGAAGTTAATAGCGTATATAAGGAATCTTAATAATGGCACATGGCAAAAGTAATTTTAAAATGCCGCCATTGTTTAGAAAAGAAAAGGACTTATTCAATATTGCGAATGATCCTAAAAAACTTAAAGCATTAAAAGAAGTTGTCGACCAAGCTGCTAAAGTTAATGAACATTTTAAGAAGTTTAATAATATTAACGAATGGTATTCTTATGTCGGCACTTTAATCCCAAACTTTGAAAAGAAAAACGAATTCACTGAAAAATTAGAGGCATTAGTATATGAATATTACGATGAACAAGAAGACGGTATCTCCACTGACATTGGTTAAAACTGTTTATGCATCTGTTCTTGAAGATGTTTATGAACATTTTGAAGATTATGCAAAGGTATATGTAACTGATTATAATGACTATAACGAAGAAGAAATGAAAGTTATTAAGTCCAAGAATGAAGATCTTAATAAGAAAATCAATACATTTTTAGGCAAGAATAAATTGGTATAATTATGAATTTCAAAATTGGACAAGTCTTTAAGGATAAACGAGGTAATACTTATACTTTGTTATCTCGTGATAAGGAATTTGGAATCTTTAAGTTTAATGCAGTTCCAAGAAAGTTTAAAATCATACAATATTGTGGTGCAGAGGCGGTTGTTCAATATGGTGAAATCTTATTCCAAACAGAAAAGAAATTACCGTATGATGAAGAATTTGATGCACCTAAAGTTGCTAAAGTTGTTAAAATAAATAATAATAATCAAAGGTATATAGATGTATTCAAAAGACATAAAATCTCCGCTCTTTCCGCAAAATGAAAATCCAAATGTAGAACCAGTTGAACCAGATGAGAAATTACCTCCTGAAGAAGGTGAAGGTCAACAAGTTAATCTTGGTGAACTTGGGAATTACTTTGATATTGTTAGAAATAACTATTTCGAAGCAAACCGCGTTCTTTTTATTGTTGGTCCTATTACATGGGAAATTGGTATTAGTGTAATTCAGAAGCTTGCATTCTATGATGATGGAACAAAGAAACCTGTAACGATTTATATTTCTTCTCCTGGTGGTGAATGTGATGCTGGTTTTGCAATTATCGACTGCATTAATGAATTAAAGCGTAAAGAAATTGAAGTTCATACAATTTGTATTGGTTCTTGCTCTTCTATGGCTTCTGTTATTCTCGCAAGTGGAACAATCGGACACAGATATGCATTCCCCTCTTCGAGAATTATGATTCACCAAGCAGGTATCGAAGCAACAGGTGGTAAATTAAATGATATTAATATTATTCAGCATGAACTTCAAGTTTGGACTGATAATATGAATAAGATTTTTAAGAAACAGACTGGTAAGGATCTCGATGAATTAAAGACATTGACTTCTTATGATAATTATATGTCTGCATCTGAAGCTAAGAAATTAGGTTTAATTGACAAGGTAAAAACTAAGTTAATCTAAAATGGAAGATTTATTCAATAAAATTTATACAACTGAATTTTTATTTGAAGTATTCACAGGATTAGATGAAGGGGCGATAAAAGATTATTACGCCCTTTTCATTTCATCTATGGCTTATTATAAATTTATCAAAATAGATAAAGAATTAGCTAATGCATTATATGTAAATATTATGAATACTTCTCTTAATAATACAGACCAAATGCTTGAAAAGATAGATGAATTTTTAATAAGCAAATCTATCGATAATATGGAAAATGAACTAAATACTGTTCTTGACTAATATGAAAAAACTTACTCCTACACAAAGTTTATTACGTTTCTTAGAATCTTATGGAACTGTCCAAGAAGATAAATCTACAGAAATGTTTGATTCAATCGTAAACTTCTTGCATCAAGATGAAATCACAGAAGTTATCGATTTAGTCAAAGAAAAAATAACTTGTAAATATCCAGATTTTCTCGATTATTTTGACACAACCGAGAATATTATGGCTTTAATTGATTTAAAAGAAGAAGATCCGGAAAAATATTACACTGTCATTCATTATGCAAATATAATGCTAAATTTGTTATGTTCTTTGTTAGAAATGAGCCAGACTATTGTATTAGATCCGGAAGATTTGCGGAAATCATACTTTTTGGTAATAAAATTAAAAAAATGATTATAAATAAAGTATAAATAAAACAACTGGTTATTAAAATTATGAGTGATTTTTTAGACTATTATAAAAAGACAGAACAGGCTAAAGCCATGACAGAAGAAGAACAACTTGCACTTCATAAGAAGCACAAGCTTATTGCTGCACAAAGACATAAACTTGACGAAGAAGATGATTTTTATAAAGATGACGATGATGATATTTCTATCAATGAAGGTCGTAGAATTTATAAGAAACCTGTTCGTATGCCACAGCCGGATCCAAGACCTGCTCCGCAACCTGTACCGAGACCAGCACCAGCTCCTCGTCCAGCACCAAGACCGCTTCCTGAAGAACCAGACGATTTTGATGTACCTGCTCCAGCCCCAAGACCAAAGGCTCCAGTAAGAGATCCATTTGATGATGTTCCAGCTGCTCCGAGTATTCCTGCTCCAAGAAAAAGAAGAATTCAAACTATTGAAGAATCATCAAATCCAGCTTTAAAAGAAGCATTCTCCATGATGGAAGAAATGCAAAAGAAGATAGAAACAATGTTCTATCGTTATGGTATGGCAGGTCTCGAAAAGATTAATGAATGTATGGAAGATGTTTTTGAAGACATCGTAAATCCACGACCAGTTCAAGAAATTAAATATATAGAAAAGCCTGCAGCTCCTGCAAGGCCTAAGAAAAAGATTGTAAGAAAACCATCTACAGTAACAGAAACAACAACTACAAAAAAAACAACAACAACACCAATGAGCCCCGAAAAGCTACAGCAAGCGTTTGAAAACATTAATAATAATCTTGATATTGCGCAAGTTGCAGCTGTCGCAACTAAAACAGAAAACACCCAGACTGAAAGCATTGGTGAATCAACTATGAAAAAAGTTCAAGCTAACGCAATGATGCTTGAAAAATCTATGAATAAAAAGAATGAAAAACCGACTGAAGAAGTCGATGAAAATTATGTTCAACCAGAAGAATTTGATATTGTCGATGACAACGTAATTGATGATCCAGTAGCGGAAGCAAAAAATTACGACGACGTAGTTCCAACAAATCTCGATGAACATACTGCAAATACAACTGATTTAAACGATATTCCATCTAATGAAGAAAAATAAAGAAAATAAAAAATCTCAGAAAGGTGAAAAACAGAATTTGTCCGAAGTAGTAGTTGAAGGGACAGTTATAGAAGCCCGTGCAAATGCTATGTTCGATGTGAAACTGGACAATGAACAAATAGTTCTATGTACAATTTGTGGTAAGATAAGAATGAACAGAATTCGAATTTTACCAGGTGATCGAGTTCAATTAGGATTGTCCATTTATGATATGACAAAAGGGAGAATTCTCTACAGAATATGATACCAGAGTATAAAAGAGATAGAAAACACGGTTTTAATGTTCAGGATGCACTGGAAAACATGCCTGAAATGGCCGAATTAATCGCAAGACAAAGCACTTGGGATGAGTTTGAACAAAAACCGGATTTTAGTGACATTCCAGCTGAGTATCAAGGAATGATTCCCGAGAATATTCGTAATCAAAAAGAAGATGAACGAATATATAACATGTGGTTAACAAAACAATAATTTATTTAATGAGGTAAAATACTATGATGACTAACGGTAACAACTTTAACGATGCAGTAGACTCTGAGGACGTCCTCGTAAATTCTATTCGTGCAATTAAGCAGTTTATTCCTGCTCGCTTGGATGAAGTTAAGAAGACTAACGTTCCTTCCGGTAAGGAAGAATTCAAGGCTGGTTATGTCCAGGCCTTTAGTGATCTCGCCGCATTTGTTAAGGCATTAAACATTTAATATTTTTAAAAATATTAAATAAAAATCCCACGAGGAAGTTCCTCTGGGATTATTTTATTATATTTGTAAAACAAAATAAATAATATAAATTACCGTATAATACAGCGAGTTGAAGGTAAAATTTAAATGACAGGATTTAAGAATTGCTATTACGATAGCTTTAAGAAAAATATATACCTGAAAGAACAAGGAGTTCCAGGTTGGCAAAAATTCAAATATTCACCATGGTGTTATATTACAGACCCAGAAAATAAGGGTGAATATAAAGATATGTATAAGAGATCGTTAAAACGATACGATTATACAAATAAAGACGAAATCGCAGCTTTAAAAGCATCAGGTGCAATCATTGCAGAATCAGACTTAAAACCAGAAGTCAAATTCATGCATGAACGTTATGATAAAGTTGAATTATCAGTAGACATTAATGATTGGAATACTTGCTTCTTCGATATTGAAGTTGCAGGTTCTTCTCCATTCTATGACGAACATATAATTGAAATCAGAAGTATCGATAGAAAGAAATTTGGTCAATGTGAATTATATGTTTTCGATACAAAGTGTAAAGATAAATCTAAATACGAAGTTTTCGATGAAGAACAACACATGTGGGTCAAATATGAAGACTCATGTTATGTTACTTATGAATTCCCAGCTCCAGAAAAAGCAGAATGGCCTATTAACTTAATTACGTGTTATTCGACCAAAACAAAACAATCTTATACCTGGGGCTTAAAACCATATTTTGGTGATGTTCAAGAATTACCAAACTATATTCCGTGTAAAAATGAAATTGATTTGATTGATAAGTGGACTAAGTGGTTCCAAAAACAGGATTTTGATATTATCTCTGGTTGGAACTCTGTCTCTTATGACGTTCCCTATATTGTAAACAGATGTAATAAGTTAAGATTAAAGAATAAAGATGTTAAGACTGAATGGGAAAGAAAGTTATCGCCATTCAATAAAATGCCTGAAACAAAACAGATTACTGACCGTAAGCTCGAAGATGTTGATTTGGGTATGTCTTATGATATTCCTGGTTTGTATTCTATTGACTATATGGAATTGTATAAGGTCTTTGGAAACCATCCTCCAATGCCTTCTTATTCTCTTAACTATGTTGCTAATTTTGAACTTGAAGATAGTAAGCTCGAATATGATGGTTCCATTAACGAAACCTATAAGTATAATTGGGATAGGTTCGCACAGTATAACAGAAAAGACGTTATGCTTATCGTTAGAATGGAAGAAAAGAACAAGCTCATTCCGTTGCTTATTGAATATGCTTTCGATTGTCTTGTTACTCTTGATAAGGTTCAAAATAAAGTTCCTACAACGACTGGTTATATTCTTAGATTCTTACATGAACACGGTAAAGTTCTTCTCGATAAACAGAAAGAACATGAAGACTGGTGGGCTGAAGAAGAATGCTATAAGATTAAGCAAAAAGATGGTTCTATCTACTATCAGAACACTGAATGGGAAGATGATAATCCAGAATTTATAAAGTATCAAATCAAGGATAAGATTAACAAGGGCGAAAGCATTGAAATTTATCGTGGTGATATTGCAAAGTTCTGGAAACCAAAGAAGGTTAAAGGCGTATTCAGGTCAACTGCACAACTTTTCGCTGAAGACATGGAAAAGTTTAAAGCATGGCCTCATCCATTTGAAAAGTTTGCAACTAAAGCTGGTTACTGTTATGACTATCCTGGTAGATTCGATGACTGTATGTCTTTCGATATTACATCGTCCTATCCTCACCACATTATGATGTTCAACATTTCTCCAGAAACTGTTGTTAGACATCCGACTAAGGCACAGATTGAATCTGGTGAAGTTATATTGTCCGACGTTGCAGAAGTTGGTTTCTTAAGAACTGACGATGCAATTCTTCCGAATATTGTTAAGAAAGTTTTTGCTGAAAGAAAGATTTGGAAACAGAAAGAAGAAGAAGCAAAGATTGCTGGTGATAAGGACATGGAAAATCTTTGTCACAATAGACAGATGACGAAAAAGCTTATCATTAACTCTGTTTATGGTGTTTCCCTTGCTGGTTCCTTCCATCTTTATAACCCAGACTGTGCTAGAGCAATTTGTAGATGTGCAAGAGTTACTTTAAGAGACTGGTTGTCTAAGTGCTGTAATAATTATTATACAACACCAGAATGTATCAGAGATATTGAAAAGTATTTTGGTATTACATTAAAGAACAAGACACCGTTAAAGATTACTAACAGAGAAGCTTGCATTATCCATAACGATACTGACTCTTGTTACATGTGTATTCATGAAATCAAGCAAAGACTTATCGAAGAAGGTTATTTCTCAGGTAGACAAATCAAAGAATTGTTACATCCTGAAGACGGAATGACTGATGCTCAGCTTGCAGAAATGCATAAGAAAAATAGAGCAATCATGGATTACAACAAGTCTGTCGCAGATGAATATAGAGCATTCTTCGAAAAGGCAGAAAAGATGTTCCAGGATTTCTATAACGGCGTTCTTGCTTATAAGGCTAAGTTAAAGAAGACTGAACAGTTGATTAAGTTCAATAGAGAAAATATCTTTACCAACATGTTCTGCTTCGCAAAGAAACTCTATATTGGTAACGTAATCGATAACGAAGGTTCTATCTTCCCAATGGGTGAAATCGATAAGTTTGCAATGACTGAAGAAGAATGGAAAGCATTGCCGAAATCTATGCAGAAACATCCAGAAGGTCCTAAGCACAAGATCATGGGCGTTCCTATTAAGAAATCTACAATGCCTGACTTCTGTAAAGTTGCAGCAGAAAAGTTAGCATTCGATATTTGTAATGGTATGTCTAAGGACCATGCAGATAGATTCATCAAGGACACGTATACAAAATATTGTAATTCCAGTGTCAATGAAATTTCTGCAGTTATCGGTATTTCCAACTATAAGAAATACATTCCGCAGCCAATCGATTACTATGTAAAGAATGGGCTTGAATTCGATAAGGGCGATAATGCTTCAGTTATTTTCGGTGCAAAAGCAGCATTAACTTATAACTATGTTGTCGCAAAGAAGAGATTGAAACTTAACCCGATTAATAACAATACAAAGATGAAATACATTTATGTATTGCCAAATAATGAGTTCAAGTATAAGGAAGTTGGTAAGTCAGGTTTGAATCCTGTTAACTTTGTCGCATTCTTAGATAGCTGGCCAAAGGAATTCGATTCATTGTTTACAATCGACTATGAAACAATGTTTAGAAAATCTTTCTGTGCTCTATTTGAATCCATGTATATTATTTCAAAATGGATGAGAAAAGGCGAAGAATTAATATTGGAAGATTCAGCATTAGATGAATTCTTTTATTAATTAAAAAAACCTAGGATTAATTCCTAGGTTTTCTTTTACATTTCTTCGATTGCCATATTATCTTTGATTGAGAACCGTCGATAAGGTTTTTCTCGTTCTGCTTGACAATCCATTACCAATTTATCTGACTTACAATCTATTTCCCAGAATTTATATGGTGCACGTCTAAATATACAACCGCCATTATTATTAAATACTGTAAGCATATTATCTT